CCACTAGGACAAAATCACATTAATGATGCCTCTCCTTTTGTTGTTTACTCTACCCCAGTTCCTGCAAATAGGCTTGTGTTTAAAATGCAGACCAATGTTGGAACCGTAAATCAGTCTCCCCTGTTTAATCTTAATGGTCAGATAGGAGATCCATTTTATGGATTTGAAAATCAAACCACGCCATCAGAATGGCGAGTAGATGTCCTAGTAAACAATGAGTGGAAAACGGTTCGTAAATTTGACTCAAATAGTTTAAGAAGAGACGGCAGTCAAATTATTGGACCAGACGGCTACGTTGAGCTTGGCTACGGACTAGTGGTTCCAGAAAAATATCAATCAATATTTAGAGACAATGGCGAAGTAGCATCTGAAGCAGCCTTGCCAGTGTTTGCAAATTCTGGAGACGCATTCTTAATTAAAACCTCATCTAATGATATTGGTACATATTATATTTGGACCGTAGGTGGTTACGAACAGTTCACCCCAGAATATGGTTGGACTCTTTTAGACGAGGGTATGGAATTTAGCACACCAGTTATTACTAATCTTGGCAATCCAGAGACTTATTACGATACAACAAAGTCTGCTAACTCATATAGAGAGTTTGAATATATTCAGGGCATCCGCTTAGTAGTATACAGAATGAACAAGTTTAGCTCGGTGTTTGATTTAATTGAAATGTCTCCAAGAATTGTTGCCAATATTTCAGATATCGTCTCTTCATTTTCTATTTCTAAAATTGCTTCTGACCTGGGCAACGTTGGCTTGCCAGTAGGGCAGCTGCTCGCATCTGTTGGAAGCATGGAGGTGTTCGATGTTGACCAAGCGTTTTCTGAAAATAATCCATTTTCAATTATTCCATTTTCTTCTTTTAAGAACATGAAGGTATCTTTCTATGATGAAATCTATGACAACGATCTTGTTTACAACATACCAATTAAGACAATGTATGCCGATGATTTTCCTGAAATTAATAGCACGACCAGGGCAGTGTCCCTAAACTTGCGTGACCTATACTCCTACTTTGAGTCTGTCAATGCACCACAGCTCTTCTTAACTAACGTGTCTACCTCTTACGCTATCTCTTGTCTCTTAGACTCAATTGGATTTACCAACTACGAATTTAAGAGGGTGCCAGGAGAAGTAGACGACATTATTCCATTTTTCTTTGTTGATTCAAATCAGAGTGTGGCGGAGGTGCTCCAGAACATTGCAGTGTCTGCCCAATCAGCAATGTTTTTTGACGAGTATAACAACTTTATTGTAATGAGTAAAAACTACATGATGCCAACATCAGAGCAGCGTTCTACCGATATCTCATTGCTTGGTAGCGACGACTTTGAGCAAAACGGTATTGTGGAAAACGCAAATGCCGAATCAAACATTGCAAACATTATAGATATCTCGTCACAAGAAGATTCTATATTTAATGACGGAAGAATCTTATTTACTACTAGATACATACAAAAGAGTCAGGCATCTACAAAACAAACCTACATGCTTGACTCAGAAAAAACTTGGATATACAAGCCAGTACTACTATGGCAGGCAGTAGGCGAGGAAACTACTAAGAGTCAAAATGAGCAGACTTCAACCCAAAACTCGTATGCCTTAACAGCAATACCACTAAAATCAGATTTATCCGCCAGCCTTCCTCAAGTTATTAATGGCCAGCTTGTAAATAACATTGTTGACTTTGGCGAGGCAGTTTATTGGCTGGGTAGGTATAACGGATATTTCTACGCCAACGGTGAAATTGTTAGATACGATGCAATTGAATATAGCGTACCTGGAGTAATTGACACTGTGTGGATTAAGAACACGCAAGAGTATCAAGACTATTTTTCTAAAATTACTTTTAGAGGAAAGATGTATCCCACTGGAAGAGTTAGAATTTTTGCAGAGCCAAACTATAAGGTTGTAGATGGAGTGACTTTGCTGCAGCCAGGTGCTGTTGCAAAGCATGGGCGTGGACAATTCGGCACAGAAATCGTAAAGCATTCTGCAGGAATTGATGCATCTTGGACAAACGGCTCACGCATCCGAGGCATTGGGATGAACTCTAAATTCTTATTTGACGTAATTGATGATAATGAGCCAAACTCTGTAACGTCTCTTGAGCCAGATGTTGCTGCAAAAAGAAGTGCTGTTTTAACAAATAAAGCTACTCTTAAATCACTATACGAAGACATTAGCTTTTTAAATCTGTACCTGCTTGATAACCCAACAGACACCGACACAGTTAGTCAGATAGCTGCACTACAAGCTCAAATTGACGTGCTAAGCCAAACCATAGCGGCGGATATGGCCAGCCTTTATGATGACCTATCCCGTTCTGTAAACTATTATGGGGTAAAAGACGCAAGCAGTCAGGCCCGCAGAGCACAAGTAACTGGAAAGATTAAGAACTTCTTGTCATATTCTTATTCTCATGAAAACGATAACATTTCCTCTTTGGCGACTAACTCGCAAATGGTTCAAGCCTCTGCCCTTGTTATGGATGGTGCTGGATCGGCAGACCCAACCTTTGCACCTATTAATCAAATTACTTATGCCTACTCTTCCGTTACACCAAATGACGGCGATGTTAAGACTGTAGACAATCGCTTTACACACTTTGGAACAAGAATGAGAATACTTGGAAAGGTAGGCACAGACGACGGCCAGCAAGAATCTTTTGGTGCAATGCCTTACCTAACTGTTGAGCCAGACAACCCAGAAGACAGGCCGAATATTGCTGGTGGTTCTGGCGGTGTGGCTGGACTTCTTAATTCTCAAACTGGCGAAGGCTACTATTTTGAAATAGCAGCCCTAGATGCAGAAAATGTAGAAGACTTTGGTTTTGGAAATGTGTTCTTTTACAAGGTAGTTTCTAGCGGCACCGAAGGCTATACCTTGCCACAGCTTTTGTGGAGAGGTGTCTCACAAGTCGTTGTTGATAGCGGAGACTTTGTTGGCCAAAGCAGGATATTTGCACAAGATACTCAAACAGTATACGACCTCGCCTTTGAGTATGCCGACAATGTGGACGGCACAAGAACATTTTACTTATACTTAAACGGCTCACAAATTGGTACTGTAACAGACACCACTCCAATTGTAGCGGGGAACTCTACAGCACTGTTTATCCGTGGCACCTCAAAGTGTATGTTTGAAAATATTTATGCACTATCTCACAACTATGGTCAAAATCCATCGCTAAAACTTTCTCCAGTTATTGCATCAGCATTTGGCACGGAGTCCGTTACTGTTAACGAATCTTTCTCTAAGTATGCTATTAGTGGTCTGGTACAAGCAAGCTATCTGTCTGGAGTTAGTTCAGCAGAGGATCCGAAATACAACATATACTATGATGAGTTTGGAACTATTATGAGAGAAGCCGCATATCTTAATGTTAGATATGATAAGGCATATCCAGCACTATACTCTAAGGTAGCAGCAAGTCCAAGCAAGCTTAAAGGCTATAGCGTGTCTTCATACTATGGGGGTGCTTATGGTGCAGAGTTCTTGGTGTTTAACGCAACCGATACAGTTATTGTTCTTGACTCTTCGACCGATACTCCATTGCAGATTCAGGGCATTACGTTTACTCAAAACTCTGAAAACGAACTGACTGTTGACGAATACTTTAATAAAAATAGTGATTTGTCAAGTCCGATTGTAAATGGTGGGATCGTTGTAACTCCGATTCTAACGTTTAAAGAAAAGTATCAAGAAATTAAAAATACTAGAATTACCTATGGTAAAAAAGAATTTTCGATTAGTGCCCCCTACATTCAAAGCAGGGACTCAGCCACCTCTATGATGGGCTGGCTAGCTGACAAGGTTATGAGGCCACGCAAATCTGTGGGTGCACAAATTTTCCCAATGCCAACACTGCAACTAGGTGATATAGTAGAGGTTGACTATCTTTCTGGAGATGTCTATCAAGCTGCTACCCCAGGAGAAAGATTTGTTGTCTATCAAATTAATTACTCACGTGGAGTAGACGGCACTAACATGGAAGTATATTTAAGCGAGGTTTAAAATGGCATCTGCAAAGGCAACACAGGCAACAAAGATCGGAGAGTTTGGCTCCCCAAACATTAGGGTGCCAGACCTATACGATATTGAGCGTGGAAATGATTCCCTTCCAGAGTCGGTATTGGAGTACCTGCTATTTGAGCAAATAGGTGGGCAAGAGCTGCTGTCTGTTTCTAGAACAGATACACTAAACGGAACCAACCCATCCTATAGCATTATTTCAAACCTTGTTGACCTGAGGTTCCAGTATGCCCCAAGCAACATTATTTCCTTGCCAAATGCTTTGCCAGATATATTTAAACAGTACAGCATTGTCTTAGAAAAGTATGTGCCAGAAGTTAGCATTGCAGAAGGAGACTCTCCTAATGCATACATAAACACAGATAGCGAAAACTCCCTAGTGCTTGAGTTTAAAAATATGCAGCCCAACCAGCAGGTAGAGTTGCAAATCCTGAGCACTGGAGACCTAGACCTGATAGACTTTGCATAGACTAGCTATGGTATAATTGCATAGGAGAATAAATGATTACTGAAGTTGGAAAAGACATCCTTGGCCGCTATCTTGTTGGCACTGCCCCAGCTTATGCATCTTATATTGCAGTAGGTTGTGGAGCTCAGCCAGTGCAAGAAGGAACTGTATTTAGCCAGCCCGATCTTGACGCAATGGAAGAAAAGCGTTCTATGGATTTTGAGATGTTTCGTGTCCCAATTACATCAAGAGGCTTTGTTGAAGAAAACGGAAAGACAGAGGTTGTGTTTTCTGCAGAAGTCCCAACAACTGATAGATATGAAATTACCGAAATTGCTGTTTTTTCTGCAGCCTCTAACCCTGCTGTAGTAGGATATGATAGTAGAACTCTATATGCTTTTACAAGGGAAGAGTCTTGGAAATATAATGAGTCTCTTCTAGTAACTATAGATGAGCCATTAGACAAGGGAGACGCAAGCAACGACATAGATGTTACATATCTTGCAAACCCAGTTATTCAAACAAATGCTACAAACAAATTATTTAAAAATTCAAGAATTGAAAGAAGCGAGCAGTCCAGATATCTAAACAACATGATTATGGTGGCAAGCAATTTTTCAGATTTGTCTGGGCCAGCAGGTTCGGGATGGAGTCTTGCAAACCAGCAAAGCATTTCTTTGGCAACCGCAATTGATCTTTCTAAAAACTCACCGAATGATGAAATTAAGCTTGCACTTTCTGCAGTTCACGTGGACGGAGATTCCTCATCGGCTGACCCGCACTTTGCAAGAGTGGTGGTAGAGTTTACAACTACGGATAATCAATCTTTCAGACTTGATTTTCAAAATAATCCAGCATTTTCAGGAGAAAATTTTGACGATAGCAATTACATGGTTGTAACCAGAACAATTGGATCTGGAACAGCGACCAGTAATTTCTTGTGGTCTAACGTTAACAATGTAAATATTTATGGTGCTATGACCGATGTTAACGGCAACATCTATGAAGACGGCAGCCAGCTACCGCTATATTATTTAGCATTAGACGCAATTAGAATTGAAAATGTTACTTCTAGTCCTCTATACGGAATGACAGGATATACTGTTGTTCAAAACAGTGACCCAAGCAATACTTATGCAAAGCCTATCGTAAAGCTTCCAAATACTGCAGCAATGGTTGAGTTTCGCTTAGGTATTGGAGTTGTATAGTGGCAAATAAAAAAATTGTCTTAGACCCGTCGTCCTGGATTCTTGATGAAGACAACAATATAAATTTTAGGTATAGAATTCTTAGCGATGACTTTAACGTAAGGTCTGCATTTTCTCCAACATATTTTGTTCCAGCACCAACAGTTCTAGGACCTGGGGGGATCTTTGAGTCTGTTGACTATGCCGCAACGACAGAGGTGTTTGGTGGAACTACCTCAATTA